CCCCGAATCCGTCTTCTACCAGAGAACGGTGGCAATCTGATGCCACCTTTATAATCTCTGCTTGGTTTTCTTTTATATAATCAAATTTATAAATCTTAAATTTTTCATTCATAATTTAATTAAAAGCAATTAAGCAATAGCTAATCCACCATCTGTTGGAAGAACCTCATCGTCAGGTGATAATGGCATCATGTAGTATGCACCATTAGGTGTAACATTATTCGCTGCCATTGTAGAAGGGAAGTCTCTTAACTTCTGGCGATATGTCTTCCACTTATCCTTAAGATCAGTTGGCATATCTTCTGTAACCTTACCATCACATGCTTGAAGAGCATTATTTCTATGCTTCCTAATATCATCCCAAGTAAGATCAGTCTCTCTGTCAAGTAACTTACCAACCGCAGTGAATGGTTGAATAGTAACACTACCACCTACAACTTTAACACTATCTCTATCATAGATGTCACCAGGCATCAATGGTGTTCCATATGTACACTGAGGATATCCAGATACTGCTGGAGTGATTGAACAGATAGCACTATCAGTATAGTCTTCTTCCTTCTCGTCAATAGGCATGCCTCTTAACTGACATATAAGTGGGTTAGTTGCACAATCAACTTCCTTCCACTCAACTACGTCTGCTGGCATTGGACGACCATCTAATATATCGTCTTCGTTTAAAGGTCCAGCTTTTTCTGTGCCGTCTGCACCAATCTGTAACCAAATCTTATCTGGTCCATCGTATGTGGACTTACGTGTTTTACCATCTGTAAAAGCATGGTCTACCATGTAATCGTTAGGTAGTGGGAGGTCGTATTCGACGCTAATGTTAGTAGCCATAATAGTTTTCGGGTTTGTTCAGGTAATCTCCTTCGGTATTATTTATAAAATTAAACATTAAAAAGGAGGGTATTAACCCTCCTCTATTACATACAAACAAATTTATTATATCAAACGTATGTGATCTTGACAAGTCCTGGTCCACCAGTACCACCTTGACCGCAACAGCGTTCACAATAGTTGGTCATAGCACTCTGTCCACCATGTCCGTATGGTACAGTCCAGCATCCACAACGAATCCAACAGAAGTTCTGGTTAGTAAAGACGTTAGTACCAATAAATGGTGCAGCAGTAGGAATATTAAATCTACCGTGGCAGTGACAGAATACACCTCTTGGGTTCCAGAATCCACCAGGCATGTTACCCATTCCAAATTCTGCTCCGTTATCATTAGGACCTCGGCAGCAAGCATTGTTAGAGAAGCAACCATATGACCAGTTACCCTGAGCACAAGCACCTCTACCACCTATAGCACAGAAGTTACTTAAATTAGTACCATTAACATATGACATACATCCACAACATCCGTTACACTCTCTGGAGTAACAGCGATAAACACCAGCAGCACATACAGTATAAGTATCACCTGGTGTTACATTAATAGTTCTAGTAGCATAGTACCCACCTTGAGCACCTGCATATATTTGACATCTATTACAAGAACAAGCACCGTGTCCATTACCTCCAGCACCCCAGAGTTCAAACGTTGCTCTTGCTACTCCTGTTGGAACTGTCCATAAACAGCAGCAACCTGTAGAACATGGAACTGGATTACCATAAATCCATTTAACATTCCATGTATCCAATCCAGTGGCATTTAGTTTAGCTGCAGTAACACTACCTGTAGGTAAACTAGCTCCATCTATTTTTTTATAGCTTGAATAAACTGCCATTTTTAATTCCTTTAGAAGTATGTAATTTTAACGAGACCACCGCCACCAGTACCACCTTGACCGCAACAGCGTTCACAATATGTAGTCATAGCGTTTTGCCCACCGTTACCATAAGGTACAGTCCAGCATCCACAACGTACCCAGCACTCTCTAATAGATTGCTGTGATACAGTACCAATCAATGCAGCACCTTGAGAATAGTGTGATCTGTTATAGCAATGACAGAATCCTCTGTCATAAACAAATTCAGCACCGTCCCAACCACCAGTGTGAGTACCTTGCATGAACTCACCACCATTGTTACCTGGATTTAAGCAACAGCACCAACGAGAGGTACATAAAGTTGCCCATGATGTTTGTGATCTACCTCTCTGTCCACCAATGGCACAAAAGTTAGATAAGTTATGACCATTAACATACGATGCACATCCTTCACAACCTGTACATTCTCTTGAATAGCAGCGATAAACACCAGCAGCACAAACTGTATATTGGCATCCCTCAGCAGTATCAATAGTTTTTGTATTGTAGTATCCACCACCACTACCCATGTAGTGATGACATCTATTACAAGAACACATTCCTGAACCGTTACCACCAGCACCCCACATTTGAATGTGGATTTTCTTTACGCCAGTAGGAACTGTCCAAAGACAACAGCAACCTGGTGTACAAGCACCTGGTGAACCATAGAACCATTTAACGCCATACACAGCGTTAAGAGCAACCGTTAAGTCAGCAGCATCTACCGAACCGTCTGCCAGTTCATCACCTGTTAACTTTTTATAACTTGAATAATTTGCCATTGTGTATTCTAGTCCTTATGTGTATGTAATTTTAACAACGCCACCACCACCAGTACCGCCTTGTCCACAGCAGCGTTCGCAGTAAGTAGTCATCGCACCCTGTCCACCAACTCCATATGGTGCATAAAAATCACCACATCTCATCCAGCAGTTAACCTGTGACTGAGACATACCTGATCCACCCGCTAGGAATGGAGCATTTGTAGTACATGTTGTAACCCAGTTACAGTGACAGAATACTGTTCCACCCCAATGTCCTCGGTGGTTACCCATTCCGAAGTCACCATTATTTGATGTTGGTCCTATGCAACACTCCCAATCAGAGTTACATGCTGTATCCCATGAAGTATTTGATGCTCCAGTAGCACCACCAATAGCACAGAAGTTACTTAGGTTATAACCATTAACGTATGAAGAACATCCCGTACAAGCAGTACATTCTCTACTTAGACAACGATAAACACCTGCAGCACAAATAGTATAAGTACATCCACCAGTAGTAGATATAGTTTTACTATTGTAGAATCCTCCACCAGCACCACGGTAATGGTGACACCTGTTACAAGAACAAGCACCATGCCCATTTCCTCCAGCACCCCAGAGTTCAAACGTTACTCGTTTAACCCCAACTGGTACTGTCCACAAACAGCAACAACCACTAGTGCAGTGGCATTGTTGTCCAAATACATGGAACACGTTATATGCCAGACCAGCACCAGCGGCTAGAGCAGAGTTGGGGATTGTCGAATCAATAATCTGCCCTTGTACAATTTTTTTGTAACTTCCGTAAGTAGCCATTTGTTAAATCAGTCCTTATTATTTATTAGAACATCATATAAAGGAAGGGGGAACCCATGTCCCCCTTAAGTCTTGTCTTATTAGACTGTGAAGACTCTCCAACCTGAGGAGTTGTCGTAGTATACGAGATCAAATGCAGCACCCTCAGTGTTAACTGTCATATCAGCAGAGTCGCCCATAATTGGTTTACCTGCTCTAGCAATCGTTAGGTTGTTAGTATCAAACGTCTTAGCAACGTCGAAGAACCTGATTGTGTCACCCTTATTAGGTGCAGAAGGTAGAGTAACTGTGAATCCACCACCATTTGTATTACACCAGCATGTCTGGAATGCAGCAGCAGTGTATGTGGTGTTAACATCAACGTTCTGTAGACCTCCTAGTGGAACCCAAGCAGAACCGTTATAAGATTCAAAGGCAGCAATCGTTGTGTTGTAACGTAGACCACCAAGAATTGGAACTGCTGGTCTCTGAGCAGTAGTTCCCTTAGGTGGAACCATCTGATCAGTACCCATGTTTCCACGAGTTATGTAACCAACAACTGCGAATTCAGTTGGTGTTGCTTGGTTAGAGTTGCCACTCATAGTCTCATCAGATGAGAACTCGGAGATCGCTTCACCAATTTGTCCACCCAATGAACCCAGTCTTAGTTCGGTCAAACCAGATAGGTTGAATGCGGAAGCATCCAAGGTTGCAGCACCAGTCAACTGGTTAACTG